GTTCCCCATTGCATGGCAGCGTTGGTGAAGGATTCCGCTTGGGTGTTGGTCATGCGCTCCACCACCAGTTGCGCCATGTAGTTCTCACGGCTTGCCGAATAACCTGTTTTGGTCTTGGCAATGACGTCAGCAACACGGCTTGCGGTTACTTTCCCCAACCGGGCTTTGAACCAATCTTCTGATCTTTGCTCCATTAAATCACCTCCTTGATTATTGTTTCAAACTGCTCTTTGGTTATTGCATATTGTTCTGGCAGTTGATGTTTTGCATCTTTGTGCTGACTGACTGCAACTGAATCATCCTTTAATGCGTAACAAACCGTGTTGTGGAATTCCCTTCTGTCATACACCGATTCATATATGCCTAAAGCGTTCTCAGTTGACCATTGCCAATCGTCAAGCAACCCACAAACATCATCCATTTCTTTTTGGATACGTTTGCCAATGATGGTGTTTTTCTTTGGCTTGATTAACCAGTAACCCTCATAACTTGTTGGCAAAGTAAACCCAGATCGGACTGTTTTTTCTTTGTAGATCAAACCAAGACCCTGGCGCTCAATCCTGACCACAGCCTCTGCGTTTTCTTTTGCCAGCAAATCCCTTTTTGCTTTAAGCGCCACTTCTTTTGATCTTTTGAACTTGAGTGCGGCAAATCCAGCAAATTCACTTGGCAACAAATAATGTTTTCTCATGTATTTACCCCTAATTGTTTTGCCAATCTTTCTATGCACTCTTGAGGGCTGATGCTTAATGCTTTTTGAATCAATCTTAAAGATTCATCAATAATTTCATCATAAGTGCCTGGGTCTGCTTTTTTGATTGATTCAAGAGTAAATTGAGCATCTTCCAACGCAGACAAATCAGCGCTGTTCAATTCAAAAAGAAAATCTATATCTTGTTTGTTATCCATTTGTCAGCGCCTTTTTCTGTTTGTCTTTTGCTGCCATTACTTTTGCTTGCCATACCGCATCCCCATCACAAGACGCATAGGCAGCGTTGTAAACCGTTTTGAGGGATGCCATGTCAGCACACGCCTCAATTGCCGCCAGGTGGTCTGCCATCTGCTTGGAATCGACCTTGGTGGTTGGTTTGGCCTCCGGTCTGCGGGAAGCCATGTTGCCATCATCATCCTCTGGAGCAATCCCACAGGCCGCCTGGAGGCTGTAACGCCGCGCATAGGTAAGAGCCGACCCAAATCCCTGGGCATCATGTTTGACAGCAGGAACGTGCAGAATGCCGCCCTCCATGACCTCGCCAGATTCGTGGACAAACAAAGTCTCAACCATCACCCCGTCTTTGCATTCATAGGTCTTTTGGATCAGCGCGATACCATTCTCATTGAGCGCATCAATCACAGCCTCCACACAGGCAGACAGGTCTGCGTAACGTGACCGGAAATGCGGGTTGGATGAGGTCTTGAGTGCAGGGCCAAATGCACGTTGGGCGCGTACAAATGCTGCGGCGATTTTGGTTCCGATTGGTGTTTCCATGATGTCTCCTTACCACTTAGGGGCGCACGTTACATCCACCACAACATCTGTTGTGTAGCCATTGATCTTGCGTTTGCCAAAGATCATCACAGCGCGGGTTTTGTTGGTTTCGCATTCACGCACCGCATAGATAACCTCATTGCGGCTCAAGGGCTGAACGTGCTTGTCAAGAACCAACTCTTGTTGTGCAACATTAGGCGCAGAGGTTGATGAACAACCCACCAGAAGGATTGCGGGAATAAGCGCAAGGTATTTCATTTGGCCTCCATTTCGCGCTGAATCTCTCGCAAGGCTTCCACCGTGTTGTTGTAGATAAAACAAAGTTCCATGACTTTTGTTTCCAGGCAAGTGATCTGGTACTCATGGCGCATCGGATCGTCTGTGGCAAAGTGGGCATCACGGTATGAACGAATGCTCTCAATGATTTGTTGTGCGTTCATAGTGCCTCGATGGTGTTGCCTGAGTCGCCGTTGGGTTCCCAGATTGAAACAATGATGCTGTTGCGTTCTGCGCTAAACACCGTGATTGGTTGGTCAAGATCAATGAAATGCTTGTAGGACAAATTCATTGTGTGAGGCCGCGCGTAACTTACCGTCCCGGTATACGGCTGACCGTAATAAACACCTTTAACTTTGTCGCCAACGCTGAATGGTTTTTGCTTTTCCATGTTCAACCTCCAAACACAATCATGGCAAGCAGAAAACCTGCGGCGAATGCGTAGATGTATCGCAAGACCCGTTCAGGCTTGCTGGTGGCATAGCCAACTGTGTAGCTGGCATCTGCAAAGTTTCGGGGGGTTTGGTAGTTCTTCATAAGTGCTCCAGTTAGTGCTCAAAGAAAAGGGCCGTAGCCCCAGGGATTAGTTGACTTCAACCTTGAAGCCCTCGGCCTCAAGAGTTGCCAAAAAGTCAGGGGCAGCAGACTTGCGAATGTCTACCGACAGGCCACCATAAATGCGCTGCTTGGCAGCATTGGTGTTAGCCACGAATGTGATCGTGGTGGCGTTGAAGCTAGAGGGGAGGATTTGGAAGTCGGGCATAAAAGCTCCTTAAAAGACCCCATGCGATTTGCTAGGGCATGGGTGTACTATAACCTAACTTATATTTCTGTCAAAGGTTTTTTTGTTAGGACTTACCCTAAGAGTGAAAACTGTTGCTTTTATGTATAATCTGGCTTATGTCCAAGGAACATTTTATCCATCTTGCAGGGTCACAGCGTGCGCTTGCCGATTTGCTCGGCATCAGCCAAGCTGCTGTTGCCCAATGGAAAGATGTGCCCAAGGCTAGGATTTGGCAACTCCAATTGTTGCGCCCTGAGTGGTTTGCAATCTTGGATTGATCCGGTTATAGTGTTTTGAAACCCGGCTAGGTGGGGGGTAGCTACCCCACCGAAAAGCGAGCCTCCCCGCCTGCCGATGGTTTCTTTTCAGGGATGGACAGCGGAAGGAAAAAATGCATTTTTATCAGTTCCACATCGGTGACTACATAAGTCACACACGGCATCTTTCTTTGCTGGAAGATATTGCTTTCAGGCGTTTGCTGGACTTCTATTACCTACACGAATCACCCATAAAACAGCGTGATATTGCTCGTCAAATAGGCATGAAAGAGTATGAGCAAGAGGTCTTGACCGTACTTAATGAGTTTTTTGTCTCGACTGAAAATGGTTTCATTCACCCTCGTGCAGACGCTGAAATTGCCAAGTTTCGCAAGTTTTCTGAAGATGGTAAACGTGGGGCGGCTATGAGGTGGCAAAAGGGTGGCGATAGCCCCCCTATTGCTACCCCAATAGCAACCAATAACCATAAACCAATAACCAATAACCATATACACACACCTGAAGGTGTGGATAACTTGGTTTGGGAAGATTTCCTGCAAATCCGCAAAAAACGCCGAGCACCCATCACCGACCGGGTTGTGGAGGGTTTGGCAAAAGAAGCCAAAGCTGCTGGCGTATCCCTGAATGACGCCCTCAAGGAATGCGTGCTGCGTGGTTGGCAATCTTTCAAAGCCGATTGGGTAGCCCCCAAACCAACAGCAGCAGACATTGCCAGAACCACAGTCCCTGGAACGAAAGAACGCGACCCGGCTCTTGTCAAGCTGGATGAGGACAGGAAAAAGACCGCCCCACCATCTTTGGAAGTTTTGGCGCGTATGGCAGCATTGAGGAAACAGGCATGACCAACTTAGAAGCACACCTCATTCTGGACGGAGCAAAAAATGGCATCCCGACCCCGCAATACAAAGTCACCCTTGCTTTACTCGTTACCGGCGACCTTGGAATTTCTCCGCGAAACAGAAGCCAAGGAATGGATCAGGAGATACCGGGACAAAGCCAAAGAAGTTGGAGCGAACGATGCCAGGATATGGTGGGACAGAACCATCAATCACATTAGCAGGCTGCGCGGTGAAGATGCGGCTTTTGATCTCAGACAAAGAATGAATAGGCTGAACAAATGACTTTTGTTATCCACTTCCACATCGAGGGCACACCTGTCCCCAAAAAACGCCCACGATTTAGCACCCAGGGTGGTTTTGTGCGGTCATACACCGACAAGGGAACCCGAGACTATGAAGATCATGTCCGTCTGACAGCCCAAAACGCAATGGGAAGTACCGACCCGCTAGAAACCCCTGTGGGCGTTTATTTATACATCAGGCTACCCGTCCCTAAGTCACACTCCAAAAAGCGCACAGAGGACTGTTTAGAGGGCTTGGAGAAGCCAATTAAGAAGCCAGACATCGACAATCTTGCCAAATCCGTGTTGGATGGCATGAACGGGGTGGTTTTTAAGGACGATTCCCAGATTGTTTCGTTGCATTGCACAAAGGTTTATTCAAGTGGGCCTGGGGTGGATGTGATGGTTAAGGAGGAGTTGGAATGAAAACACCAGAGGATGAGGCGTTTGAGGAGTTGGAGCGCAGAAGTCAGTTATCTGTAAGAACTGTGATGGACAGTCAGGTTGCTGCCCGTAATCAAGTAATTGAGGAAGTGGCGGTAGCAATTGAGAAATTTGGAGCATTTGGCCCGGACACCATTGGGAGTTTTGCGGTCTATATCAGGAGCATGAAATGTTAATTTGGCCTTTCCCCACCTTTCCCCTTCCCCCTTACAAAGAACCTAAGGGGCCAAAGTATCCGTCAGATGCGGAGGATTCTCCTTTGTGAATGATGCTACGGAATCATTGTTGATTTTGTTTGGCTTAATCATTTTGGTTGGAATCTTTTTCTTTTTTTTAGTGCTTGTAATGGTGAAAAAATGAATGATGAAACAGAAGAATTGAAAGCATTGGTTTGGTGGGAAAAGCATCGTCACTACCGTCTGATGAGGGCTCCTGATTGCCGTGATCCAGACCATCCTGGCTGCGAAAGATGTATGGATGAGGAGGATGAGGAATGAGCAGAAAAGCAATGAAACAGGCGCTGGAGGCGTTGGAAAAACTATGGAACATTATTGACGACATTGACACTTATGGTGACATGGCAAAAGCCGATGACAAGCTGTATCGGTCGTTAGTCGAACGCAGACAGCGTCAGCGTTTTGAAGAAACGGGGATATCAACTGATGGCTATGAGTTGCATGGTGGCGCCATCACCGCCCTGCGCCAAGCCCTAGCCAACGAAGCCCTCGACAAGATGGCAGAGAACGCAAGGGAACTGGGGTTGGACTATGAGCCAGCCGATGAGCCGGTGGCGTGGATTTGCGAAAACTCAACTAGGTCGCTTTGGTGGGACAAAAATCAAGCCGTTAGCCGAAACGTTGGGAATAAGTTTATTCCCCTCTACACCCGCCCCCAGCCAGCCGCGCAGTTCGCAGGCAGTTACGGAACCATTGACGAGTCAGCAGCCAAACGCATCGCAATTGCGTTGGGGTGGGAACCGAAGCGTGAATGGGTTGCGCTGACTCAGCAAGACATCGACATCGCTTTTGATGACACGCAAGAGGGAGGCGGGTTTAATGAATTTGCCCGCGCTATTGAACAGCGTTTGAAGGAGAAAAACACATGAACGAGCTGTGCTGGATTGATAAAGATCGTGCGAAACAACTGAGAGAAGGTTCTTCTGTGACTACGACACTGACATCGCACCGCCCATTTCTTGATGATGTTGCGCTTTATGAAGCGCCGATTGTGCGCGAATGGGTTTCGCTGACAGATGAAGATATTGAGGAAGCCTGCTGGACAGAAGTGGATCGCAGGCTGGAATCTTTCGCCCGCGCCATCGAAGCCAAGCTAAAGGAGAAGAACACATGACTCCTGAAAAAGCCGCAGAATCCATCCGTTTGAAAGCCCCGAGGTTTGGACAGGCAAAGGGCCGCAGAACGTATCTGGAAGAGTTCAGAAGGGTTCAAAAAGCCATTCTGATGAAGGATGCGTTGACCAAAGGCATCGAGGCAGCAAACGCACAAGAACGGGAAGCATTGGCAGACCCGGAATACAAACGGCTACTCAAAGATTTGCAGGAAGCAATCGAGATTGAGGAAATGCTGAAATGGGAATTGGAAAGTCACCGGCTAGACATCGAAATTTGGCGCACTAGGCAAGCAAGTGAGCGTTTACAAATCAGGTCACACGAATGAAGTTCCCCAAAACCCAATACGTCAGAAGCAAAAAGTTACTCAAGCTGGTGGCTAGTCTGAACTGCCAATGGTGCGGATCAGGCCAGCAAGTGCAAGCGGCTCACAGCAATTGGGGCGGCGGCAAGGGGCGGGGGATCAAAGCCAGCGACAACGAAATAGCCGCTTTGTGCTTCTGGTGTCACTACCAGATAGACCAGGGTAAGGATTTGTCAAAAAAGGAACGAAAAAACAGGTGGGAACAGGCCCACCTGAAAACTCTCCAGAGTTTGGCAACTGCGGGTTTATGGCCCCAGGAGATTCCGTTTACAGATCAATATTTACGCATATTGGGCAGCGGGGCGTCTTTTTGTGAGCCTCCCTGCGGGTGAGCGCGATCCATAGGCATTTTTTCGTGTGCTTTTAGTTCTTTTTCCAAAGCAGCAATCTTGCGTGTTTCTTTGATATGCTCTTTTTCAAT